CTCACAGCACAAATGCCCGTGCGCAATTATGAAATAGATCATGATGAAATTTTTAATCGATCATTTCTTAACATTGTGGCCGAAACCTACAGCAGTGACAACAACATATCACTGAGTGAAAAAATATTCCGTGCATTAGTAACACCTGCGCCGTGGACTGTGTGCTCGGGCCGATACACAGTGGCATACCTAGACCATCTTGGTTTTGATACCTTGTCGGACCTGGTTGACCACAATCACTATGATAGGCTAATTGAGTTTCAGGAAAAGCCACGTATCTTTGTTTGGAAAAGTCTAGAAACTATTAAATCATTAAAGTCTCAAGATCCAGCTCTATTACAAGATCGATGCCGCAAGGCAGCTGAACACAATCAAACTGTGTTGGCCTCAATGGCTGCTGAATGGCCCGGTGATTTTGCAAATTGGCAAACACACATCACGCAACTGTTGAGTGCCAAATGATAGAAATTCACGGACCAACATACAGATACGCTGAAGAAGTTCTTGAGCATCCTGAAATTATATACATTCGTGATCATCACTATGACGAAACTGCACAGTGTTTTCATGTGAAGCAACTATTAGAAAACAGTAGATGCAACCCACAACAGCACTTGTTGGTCTTTGATCACGTCAATGTCGAATACGAACTGGCTGGTTTTCCGCACGTGTGTTTGCCCACATTTTTGGCTAGAGAAAATCAAGAATTTGTACAACAGCAAATAACACCATGTTGGACCAATAAAACAACTATTTTTAATTTTATGATCAACAAGCCACGGCCACACCGTGAATTCCTATTGACATTGTTAAGGTATTTTGAGCTCGACAATTATAGTCATTCATTGTGCTGGCAACACATTGAGAAAACACTACAGGTTCCACGATACCAGCACATAATTGACAGTGTAACTCTTGATGTGCAATCTACTGACTATGTGTTTGGATCAGAAATTTGGTTGGACCGAGGCCTGCGCAATGGCAGTTATAAGAATTCACACACATATCAAGGCCTGTTACAGCACACAGTGTTTGAACCCAGTTGTATTTCCTTAATAACCGAGCCGGCATTTTACGAAAAAGAAACCATTGTAACAGAAAAAACACTAATGGCCATTTGTGGCGGAACCATGCCGTTGTGGGTAGGTGGCTGGCGCATACCAGAATACATGAGTCAGATGGGGTTTGATGTTTTTTCGGATGTGATTGATCACAGTTATCAAAATGAGCCAGATCCCTGGGACCGGTGTTATTGTGCTATCGAGCGCAATCTTGATCTGTTGAAAAAATTTAACTCGGCTGATTTAGACACTGCGCGCCTGCAACACAATTATGATCTGCTACAAAAAAACGTGTTCCTACAAGACGTAAAACAAAAAATCACAACCATACCTGCTATACAATCAATATATGTATTGGAATAATCCTGTAATACAAGTTTCGTATCCATCCTTGCAAGATCCGATACGTGACAGCTTTCATCATGGCAGCCATTGTTTGTTTTATAATCCTGCACAGGATAAGAATCAAATACGCACCAATCAATCACTGCAGGATCTGTGTAACTGGGCAAATACACAAATTGCTGGTCAAGGCACCGGGGGCTTTGTTGCTGATCCAAGCAATCATTATGACATGGCCAATTTGGTCAAACTAAACATCTGGGTAGATAGTCTGCAACAACAGGGCAGTATCAAACCCATGTTGTTGCAATATACAGGCAACCCGTTGCTGGAGTCCGGCACAGGTGAAAGTAGACTACGAGCACTTGAGCGTATTGATTCCGTCGCCACTGTGACTGCTTTTATCAGTACCCACGTACAGCACCAGGCCAAGTTTGCTCACTTGGAAGCGGTGACTACCTTTGATCAATTTGCCACTCTATGCGCTGCCGAATCAGGTCAAGAATTTTTATTTAGGCTGACTGACGGCCAGGCCATGTATGGACTTGACTGGTATGAGTACAACAGTTCGCGCACTGCTTCTATCACCCCGGGCGAGGACTACTGTGTTGCTGTAATAACTGAGTATTTAAAAAAATATCCCACCACGGTGTTTACACCCGAGTGGTTTGATCATACAATCAATTGGGATGATTATAAAAACTCTTGAGTACTATCTGTTGCCAGTCGTGATCACGTTGTCCAGTAGCAGTTACATCGACATTTAACCATGCCAGGCTGTCGTTGCAGTGACCAGTAAAACCTTTTTTTGGCCAGATGTCGTTGTGCTGCCATCGTTCAAGAAATAGTCGCCTGATCAACGGCTTGGGCACAGTGCCCACTTTGAATTGAAACGGCAAGTTTAGCGCCAACTGCATCACGGGCCGGGCCAAGAACGGATTACGAGCTTCTATTCCCCAAGCACCACTGATGACATCAATACCACGAGCATCACATCCGGCAATTTGATACCAGTAGTCCATGAGCAGGGTGGCCTGTCCTGCAAGCCCGTCATATGCTGACAAACACTGTTGCCATAGTGCATTGTCACCGTGTAGACTGTAAGGGCTGACAGAATAATCGCTGTTGTATTCCAACCGCTGATACACCGTGTATCCGCCAAATAATTCATCGGCTCCGGCGCCAGTAAACAACACTCGTTGATCGCAGGCCTGACCAATTGCCCACTGGCCAACAAAACTCCAGCTTTGTACTGGCATTTGTGTACGTGCCAGCACTGCTTGGTAATATTCAGCCCATTGTTGCGTATCAATACGCAATTCGTGCAACTTGGATATTTCTTGCGTAGTTAGCAATGCGTGTACATTGTCCACTATGGGGTCTTTACCAAGCATGTTGGTGGTGTACAATTCCAGATTGTCAATGTGACTCAGTATGATGCTACTGTCTAGTCCTCCAGAATAGGTCAACGCAGCCGGACCAGTTGGTGTCATGGCTCTCAGCGTATTTTTCCAAGTGTGGCAGAATTCCTCATATGCTTGATCTATACTGACGTCAATAGGCTGTATCCAATCAAACACACTGTCAATAATTGAAACAGCTGATCCATCTTGATACAACTCCCCGGGATTGACGCGAGTGATTCCGTGCCATGGAGTTTGTGACAGCATTGTCCAGTGTCGAGTCACATACTGCTGCTGCTGGACTTTGGTCTTGGTGATGTATTGTAATATTGGAGCAACTTCCGAACACACAATCAAAACAGCGTCATCTTGATATTGATACAGCGCACGTTCGCCTTGTGGATCGGTTGCATATAAAACTGTAGTGTTGTTTGTCCACGCCCAGGCCCACGGCCCCCATCCGTCCTTTAGTCGAGTAACATTGTGTTCTACAGCATCATGTACAAATTCAATGTCATTTTTGTAGGCGCCCAGTTGTTGATAGTTATAAATTTCACCGTTGTATGCCAAGAAGTTATCAGTGTTGTGCTGATAATATTCAACAGAGCCTGTGATGTGTAAAACAGTTTGTCCGATAAATGTTTTATTTTCATAGCGATACCGATTGAAATCTGGACCACGAGAATCAAGCATTGCAAAGATTGATAGATGTGTTTCCAATGGAATCTCATCACGACTCTTGACCAACAGTATGCCACACATGTTAATATTTTTCCAAGAACTTTTCTAAATCGCCGTATAACTGTGCAACCACTGCTTCGCGACTGCCAAACATATAAACGCTGGCGGGTATACGCTTGTCAATTTTGATATAGTACGGGCTTTGTAGTTTACGATCCAGAGTTAACACAATGCGTCTATTGCTGGGAGTTGGTTTTATCTCTAGTTCATAATAGGCCAAGTCTAGCACACGACTGAACACATAAAACCCATGTTCGGTGAGACGCAGGCCACCAGTCTTGCGAATGTTTGACCACCAGGTCTTCGCAGCCACTTCCACAGGCTCGGCAAACTCTGTTGGCAGATTGGCCACCAGTGCCGCAGTTAGTTTTAGTTTATCACGCACCACCGGGCTGAACTGTGTCGCCCTGTGTTAACAATACCACAGTGAACTTGTCGGTCTTGAACTGTGCGTTTAGTTTCTTTGAAAGATTGTGTGCGTGGCCGGGATTGGAGAAAGACACTTTCTTATACTTGGGCCCAGGGTGTTGTACCAGCATGTTGCTGGTTTTGAGATTGATAGGCGTGTTGTTGTAGAACACAGCCCACACTCCTGCTGACGATAAAACCTGTTCAGTCTTGTACGTGGTTTTGTTTGTCAGTTCCAGAAGAACCTTGGGTTTTGGTCTACTCATATCATTAAACTCCTACATTCTATTTATGAGAAATATAGGTACTTTTTAAAATGCGCCACCCTTCATTTCCACTGTGATTTCTGCATCTTGTGCAGTGTTTACAGCAGATTCTCTTGCGGCTTGCAGTGCGATCAACAGCCTGGTAAGGTCAGCGTGTAGGTCTTTGGCATCTTTAATGGGCATGGTGAAATCTCTTGTGCCACGTGCTTCAAATCCTTGCAAGCGTTCAATGAATCGTTGAATGTGTATCATTTTGTCAAGTATCTGGTCAAGTCTGGCGGCGTCCATCCCTGTGGCTTCAATACCTTGCCATCTTCACGCTTACGCACCCGGCCTGTTTCTCTATCAACCTTGGCAAAGTTAGTGGCCATGACTTCTTTCCACGCACCTTCGCCGTCAAAGCCTGCCGAATGAATAGCACCGATTGTAACAACCAAGATGTCAATCAGTGCATCCAGTTGTTCGATCAAGTCGTCGGCTTCAACAGCTTCTCGTAGTTCTCGATGTTCTTCGTCTATTAGACTCAGATACATTTTGTATTGTGATATTGAATAAGCAGATGTGTGTTGATCACAGGCCCGCATAAATTTTTCTTGATCGCGAAATGGATTTGTCATAGTGTCACTTGTTCTTTGGTTCGAAATGGCCCTTGGTAAGGATAGCGTTGTAGTGCAATCAGTTTGGGATCTTGAATGATCTTCCACGTGCGACCACGCTTGATAGAATACCAGCCGGCAGCAAACCAACTTTTGCTTTTGGCTGTCTTGGTATAGATTGGCAAATGATGAACCACGTCCCATACCGGATTGTAACAGCGACCTGCCACTGGATATCCGTGTACCACAGTGTTGTCAGGCTTAGATGCTGTCTCTTCTTTGGCAAACACAATGTTTGATTCACGTGCCGCAAGTTTAATTGTTTTAAACTGCTTTACTTGATTGTTGATGCGAACTTGATATCCACCATTCCATGCTTCAATGTTGCCAACTTTGCGATCGTCTTCTTGTAAGATCCAAAATTGTTTGTCTGCTATGACTTTAGCTACTAACATTCAAAACTCCTTTATATGTTTCATTTAACCACCGGCCAAATCCTTCGGCGTTCTCACTGCAACGTACCAAATCATACTTGCCGCAAAACTGCATAAACCTTACACCTACCTGTCCAATGTCCTTGTGTGATATCTGTTCAATAATGGCAAGATCCACTGTGTCTTTCACTGCTTGGGGTTGATGGGTAAGATCAATTAACTGACGATTGCGTTCATAGTCATCCAACACACGATGCTCCTCGCCGTTGTGGTCTGTCCATCTTTGCAACATCATGTTGTTCCAGTTGTAGCCTTTGCTTTTACGGTCTTCAAAAGCTTCTTGCAAGCCCACCTTGTTCTTGGTGCCTTTTGTTCGCACACCAGGAAATGCACTAAACACATTGTCGCTGGTATCACCACGCATACATTTCTCAAACAACAACCACTGGGGATCAGGAATCTGTTTAGGTTCTTTGGTTTTCTTATCAACTACAGGTCGACCCTTGGCATCATAAATGCCTTCTGTAGTGATAAGTTCGTCGGTGATACCATTGTATTGTTTTACATTAC